TTGTTAAAGTTAAATTTATATGCATATGGATTATTTGTTTGCATATAGCCATTCAAATACAACACTTGTTAAAGTTAAATTTATATGCATATGGATTATTTGTTTGCATATAGCCATTCAAATACAACACTTGTTAAAGTTAAATGTTCTAGCTGCAAAGAACGTTGTACCAATTTCCCCATTCAAATACAACACTTGTTAAAGTTAAATTAATCAAAATGCAAAATCCTAGAGTGGCTTATCGCTATTCAAATACAACACTTGTTAAAGTTAAATGGCAAGGGATAGATTTAGTAGTAAATACAGCTAGATTCAAATACAACACTTGTTAAAGTTAAATTTAATTAAGAGAAAAAAGATAGACTTCGTGAGAATATTCAAATACAACACTTGTTAAAGTTAAATGTATTGCAAATGCAATATCTCTTTTTTTGTTGGTGGATTCAAATACAACACTTGTTAAAGTTAAATTAAATCTCCAGCAGCTGCTAAATCTAAAGCAGCTTGATTCAAATACAACACTTGTTAAAGTTAAATAAAAGCGTCTGCTATACCGCCAATTATCGAAACTAATTCAAATACAACACTTGTTAAAGTTAAATTCTCCGAACCATACACCACCATTAGTTATAACAGTTATTCAAATACAACACTTGTTAAAGTTAAATATGGGGATTTCGCCCCGTTCTTGAAAAAACTGAAATATTCAAATACAACACTTGTTAAAGTTAAATGAGATTGGATTTATGGAGAAAATATTTCAGTTGAACTATTCAAATACAACACTTGTTAAAGTTAAATTTCAATGCTCTTACAGTATTAGAAGAATTTTCCACTATTCAAATACAACACTTGTTAAAGTTAAATAATCCGTTCCAACCTTTTCTGCTGTCTAGCTTTTTGATTCAAATACAACACTTGTTAAAGTTAAATCCTTTGGAATCTCTAGTGGAAAATTCTTCTAATAATTCAAATACAACACTTGTTAAAGTTAAATTATAAAGATTAAAAATAAGTCTGATAAAAATAAATGGCATTCAAATACAACACTTGTTAAAGTTAAATTTGCACAAAAAAGAGATGCTATTCGTTGGGTTCAAATATTCAAATACAACACTTGTTAAAGTTAAATTCCACCAGCAACTAAGTTTAATCTCGCCATAATACCATTCAAATACAACACTTGTTAAAGTTAAATTTTATAGCTCCTCGATTCCCCATAGTAGTCATATCACATTCAAATACAACACTTGTTAAAGTTAAATTATGGGAGTATATATTTAAAAGAACATCAGGGGAATTCAAATACAACACTTGTTAAAGTTAAATATGCACTTTGATGAGGACGGCAACCTTGTTGCTGTATTCAAATACAACACTTGTTAAAGTTAAATATTTTTCTTGTTCTTCAAGCCATGATATTGCTTCATCTATTCAAATACAACACTTGTTAAAGTTAAATAAATTCTGCTTATGATGGCTTTGATGAAGAAACAGAATTCAAATACAACACTTGTTAAAGTTAAATTGGCAATCATTCATTAATACCTCTTCCTAAATTAAAATTCAAATACAACACTTGTTAAAGTTAAATGAAATGTATAAATTTCTTCGGCAATTACGTATTGAAATTCAAATACAACACTTGTTAAAGTTAAATAAGTATTGAAAGCATGGTAAATCGAATAAAATCGGTATTCAAATACAACACTTGTTAAAGTTAAATGCTAGAAAAATCAATCTTTATGATTTTCATTATACTATTAAAAGTATTGATATACAAGGATTTTAGTTGTTTTTTACCAGCGATAATAGGATTTTTAGAGATTTTATAAAAAGATTTAATTTTCAAGCTTTAGAGAAGTTTTTCTTAATTTTAGCTGGTAATTTTATGGTAAATAAAATTTTATTAAGTAAAAAACAAAAAGCAACTATCAATGATAGTTGCTTTAATTTTATAAATCATATGGTGACCCACCCGGGACTCGAACCCGGAACCTGCTGATTAAGAGTTAAAATATAGTTATTTTTTAGGTATATTAAAGTCAATGACATCAATATGTTATATACTGATGTCATTTTTTATATAAAATATCTTTATATAATATGAAATATTTTTATATAAATTTTTATTTGTGATGTCATTGAGATGTCAATTTTTTATTTCTTTCATTAAGATATTCAGCAATAGATTTAGTCATTTGTTCTGTTTTGTGTACATATCTATTCAAAGTAAATGAGGCATTAGCATGACCAGCATGAGCTTGAATTGCTTTTGCTGGAATATTAGCTTCTGCTAAAGATGTTAAGCATGTATGTCGAAATGATTTAAATGTAATATCGCTTTTTATACCTGCTTTACGTTTTAGTTTTACAAACTCATGTGTTATATTATCCGGTTGAATGAAATTTCCTAAACGTGAATGATGTTGCGACATAAATACAAAATCTTTTAATGATAATATACGATTTTTATTTTTAAAAAATTCTTTTTGTTGTATTTGATGTTTTTGTAAATTAAGTTTTAAAATACCTGTAAGAGCGATATCTCTAATACCATAGTCTGTTTTAGGTTCACCAATAGAAAATCTTGTTTCAATAGTAGGTGCATATCGGTCAATTTTTATAGCATGTCGAACATGTATTATATTTTTATTAAAATCTATATCTTCCCAACGTAAGGCACAGATTTCACTTCTTCGCATGCCAGTATCGAATGCTAATCGTAATATAATTTCAAATTGTGTATTTTTAGCAGAATTTAATAGCAGATTAAATTCTTCGTTTGTTATTATACTTGCTTCTTTAGGTTTAGATTTTGGTTTTTTTACATTTATACAAGGGTTTTTATCTATTAAATCCTCACGTAAAGCCTGATTAAGAATAGCATTTATTATTATATAGCAATATTCTTTTGTACGTTGAGTAGGAATATTTCTTAATACTGTACGTATCAATGATGGTGTAATATCTTTTAACTTATATTTATCTAATATAGGAGATATATGCAATCGTAAGCTATCTTTATAACTACTTATTGTAGAATTAGATACTTCTTCACTTTTTATATTTAACCATTCATTTTTCCATTCTTTAAACGTAGGCATTAATAATTCTTTTCCGTTATTCAATTTTACCCTATTTAATTCTCTTATTACTTCACTTTCAGTATATCCATATACATATATACGTTTTTTTTCATTGGTTAGTGGGTCAGTTATAGTAATAGAAGATTGATATCTCCCATCTTTACGTTTTTTCATAAATATCATGACCTTTCAGTAATTATATCTATTAAATTATAACTAAGAGGAACAAGGAATAAGTCAAAAAAAGCTGGAAGAGCTTAGCGGAGTAAAACAGCCTGTTATTGCTCGTATTTAAAAAGGTAAATCTAGTCCTAATACAGATACACTCGTAAAATTACTTACACCATTAGGTAAAAAACTCGTTATTGTTCCGCTAGAAACAATAGAAAATACTAAATAAGATTTAAGCCACTGTGATTTCAAATCATGGTGGCTTTTTTATTTTTGTTATTCGTTTTTATCAATACCAGGATGTACATATACACTATTAGTTATAGATGGTAAGTTTCTCCAGTCGAAATTTTGCCAATTAATATTTTGTGCTGTATTAAGGTCCATAATTATTTTTATGGCTGTTCGTTCAGACTGGTTTCCATATTTATCAGTAAAATCACCTTTAAAGAAAATGCAAACTTCACCAATAGGTAATTGAGACGTATATAATTCTTTAAAAACTTTAGTTGCATTTATCAATGCAGATTTATATGTTTTATACCCATGAGCTTTTACATATACTAATATCATTTTAGTACCATCATTCCTACCCATATGTTCATTGACTTCAACATTTATATAGTCGTTTTTATCAACTACTTTTTTTATATGTTCATCAATTTGTTCAGGTATTGGAGCATTAATATTAATTTCTTGTTTTTCATTTTGTATAGTGGATGAGTTAGAAACCTCTGGGCTAGATTTTGTATCATCTATGTTTATTAAATATATACTCATAGCTAACATAATTATGCCACCAATTAAAGCCTTAATAGTTTGTTTATCTCTTTGCTTTTTAAAAATAAATTTTATCAATGCGACAATAAAACCCAAACCAAAAAATATAAAACATATTATACCTACAATTTTTTCCATATATTATTACCTTCTTTTAAATTTTATTTTTTTACATAATAACTTGAAATTTCTTTCAAGCATATTAGCTATGCGTTTTGTCTTGATTCTTGTTCATTTTCCATAACAATATCATATTCAGCTTCAATACGTGCTTCAATTTTATCTTTTACTTTATTAGATAATTTTCTATATTTTTTTATTAAATCTTGTTCTTGTTTATTTACCATAAAAATATTAGATGATGGGTTAATATTAGTATCTTTAATATCAATACCTAAAATATAATCACTGGAAACTTTTAAAAAGTTTGCAATAGCTATTAATTCATAGTCTCTAATAGCACGTGTACCTAATTCAATTCTATTCATAACACTGGGGCTTATATTTAAACTCTTAGCCATTTCAGCTTGGTTTATACCTTTATTGGTACGTAATAAAATAATTCGTTCTCCAATATTATTCATAATATCCCTACTTTCTTTCATTGCATAAGTATTATATCATTTTTCTAATATAGAAAATAAAAAAATTGCTAAAAATGAAATTTTTTTCGTAAATAATATTGACATTTCTATTTTAGAAATATATAATAAGCATGTAAAGAGATTTCTGATATAGAAATAAAGTGTGGTGATAAAATGAATTTAGATTTAAAATTTATAAAGACAAAAAGAAAAGAAAAAGGTTATTCATTGCAATATATGGCTAAAGCATTAGGGCTATCAAACGCTTCTCAATATTATAAATATGAGATTGGTTATTATAAACTTAAAGCAGATATGTTGCCTTTATTAGCAAAAATATTAAACTGTAACATAGAAAATTTTTTTATCTAAAAAATTTCTAAAATAGAAATAATATTGTAATTTATAGCCAAGATAAATTGGGTGGCAACCAAAATAGATACATCATTTAAATATAAGAAAGGAAATAAAAAATATGAAAACTTATTATGAAATAGAAGAATATGTATTTGCTGTAGAGTCAAGGACAGAAGCTATAAAAATAGCTGAAAAAATTTCTACAATAAGAAAAAAAGCTATTAAGATTTTTGAGGTTTTTAACGGAGCAGTAAAGAAAATAGAAACGATAGAAAAAAGAAAAGGAGAATAAACATGTTAACTAAGAGATTTAAAAGCAATAAATTTTATAAAGTAGACAGAAGTTTTTTTAAATATGGTCATGATTATGATGAGATTGATGGAAATACTACAGTATGGGACTCTTTAGAAAAAGCAAAAGCTTTTATTGAAAAATATAGATTTAATAGAAAATTTTATTCAGCTACTGTTGAAGAAATTATAGTAGATAGAGTAATTTCGGCTGAAGATTATAAGAAAAATAATTTTGAAATGGTTTCTTATCAAGAAGTTTATAGTGAAGATTATGATGGAAACTATGATGAAACACCTGGAAAAATTTATTACTTAAATGGTGAAAAAATAAGTGATATAAAAAAAGAAATTATCAAAGAAGAAGTTTATAAAATTTTTCAAGTAAATGAAGGTACTGCATGGTGCATAGAAGCAAATACATTAGCAGAAGCTAAAGAAATTGCTGAGAAATATAAAGGTCATATTGTTATAAAAAAAGGGCTTAAGATTGTGGCTGAATTTAATAATATTGATGATGAAAAAGAATATAAGATTTATTTTGGTAATGATAGAACATTTGGTGTTCAGACTGTAGGCTTACAGTCAGCTTTAGAGTTAGGACAAGCTTATGCAAAAGACCATGCTGGAGAAAAGATAGTCGTAATCGATGAAGATAAAAATATAGTAAAAGAATTTTTTGAAGAAAAGAAAGAACCTGTAAAAAATAGTATTAGAACTGCAACAAATTTTAAACCTAGATATTTAAGCAAAAAAGAATATGATGACGCTTACCAGAGTTTTTCTTCATTAGTTAGAGTAGGCGATATGGTGGACGAACAGATTGTTGAAGAATTTCGGGATTGCCTTCCTCCAGTAGCTTATAACGGAAGGTATTTACAGTGTGGTGAAGCATATACACATAAATTTAATTATAAAACCCAAAAATATGAACCAGCATTTATAACTTTTGCTAAAGAGGTTGGTTTATGGGTATATAAAGGAATTTGTTTTTATAAAGAATATGAGGATGTGGGTTAATTATGGAATTAGAAGTAAATATACCAATTTGGCGAAAAATTCTTTTAACTCCAGATGAGGCAACTGAATTATTTGGGTTACCTGCTCAATTTTTTAGAGTAGCAGGAGCATTAACAAAGAATGGTCAATACGATTTACCTTGTTGTTGGATAGGTTCACATTTAAAAATCAATAGACCTAAATTAGAAAAGTGGTTAGAAGATAAGTCAGACGGTATAACAGATTTTAAAACATCTTTATTAAAGAAAAGAGTTGAGGAGTTTGAAAATGGACTTAATAAGCGAGGTAGAAAAAGAAAAATAAGATAATTATATAAATATTTTCTCATGAAAGAAAGGCAATAAACCATGATAAAAGATTTCGGATTACTACTTATAGAAGCACGAAAAAGTGCAGGTTATACGCAAGAACAAGCAAGCGAATTACTAGATATAAGTGTTAGGACACTGGCAAAGTATGAAGCTAATCAAATAAGACCAACCATAGATAAAATGAATGATATTGTTGAGATTTATGGTAGTGAATATATAGGGTATCAATATTTATTAACTTACAAATTAGGACAAAAATTGCTTGCCCCTATTGAAAATAAAAGTTTTTCGGAAACTGTCTTAAGTTTTATAACCAATATAAAGAAATCTAACAAATGTATAGATGACTTAATTGAAATTGGTGCTGATGGAAAAGTAGACAAAAAAGAACAGCCTAAATATAAACAAATATTGAATACATTTAGGCTGATGACAAAAGATATTTTGATATTAAAGTTTTGTAAAAATAAAAAAGCTGAACCATTTAATAAACAGTCCAGCATATGACAATTAAATTCTTTATAAAAATATTATAGCACAAACACGATAAAAATTAAAGAATAAGAGAAATCAAAAAGGTCGGTTCGTAGTGCTTAGTTTAGAAAAAATTGGTGCGTAGCAAGCCATAGCAGAAAGGTTATTAATGTAACAAAAAATAAAAAAAGAAAATGGCAAATCTTTAACGATAATCTTCTTAACAAATTTATTATGGCAGGGAGGTTTGCAAGTGATTTCTGCTATGGTGCTTGGTACGCACCAATGAAAGAGAGGTGAAAAAATGTTTGATAATTCTTTTTTAAATGAGGCTAAGCGATTGATAGATGAAAACAAAGCATTAAAAGAAGAAAATACGTTACTAAGACAACAATTAAGCGGTAAAAATGATTATAGCAAGTATTGTTCACCTGCTGGCATATCTACTGCAAAACAAGTTGAAGAATTTACAGGTTTAAAACCTAGTATGGTTAGAGAACTTGGATATCGTGGTGTATTTGAAGAAATAAGAGAAGGTAAAATGGTGCGATACAAATTTAATAGTGTATTAGCATTTGTTCAAGGAAAACCAAAATTAAAGGTGATTTAGTATGAAATGTTGGCGGTGCGGTAAAAAATTGAATAAAGGACAGGTGCATATATTGCATTTGATATGCGGTCTTGCTGTTCCAGTATGTGCTGATGACCGTCAATGTTATGCATTTATTCAAAGAATAAAAAGGAGAAGAAAAAATGAGAATACGTACTGTAAAAAATAATCGAGGCAAGAAAACAAATTTATTTCCATGTAAAGCCAAAGATGTTCTTAAAAACTTATTAGAAATAAATAGTTTATTACTAAAAGAAGGTTATAGCAAAGATTGGCATTATAAAGCTAATGGAGAAGTATTTCCATTTTAAGAGGTGTATACAATGGATAGATTAACAATAAAAGAAGCAATTTCGTTTTGTAAACAAGGTAAAGAGGTAATATTACGTAATGATGATTATGAGGACTTAGTTTTAGTAGATTATGAAGATGGATATTTAAAAGATATTGCAGGTGATTATATAAATCCTTATAAAGATTTATTAAAAGGTGATTATTTTATAAAAAAAGTTGCTTGAAAGACAACAGGTCAAACAAGCAACCACATAAAAAAATATTTGCAATTTAAGTATAACAGAGGAAAGAAAAATGGTCAAAAAAATTGTATTTCCTAAAATTAATAATTTTACTTCTGAAGAAGTTAAACAAAAATTTTTAGAAATTCTAAAAAGTATTAAGTTAAATATCAAATATGTAAGATTAGTAAATATTAGAGAATCATTAACAGGTTTAAGATTTTATATAAAAACTAAAAACTTTTTTGCTATTGGTGAGTATGATTGTATTGCTAATATCACAATGGCTAGTAGACAAAGAATAAATACTAAAAACTATATAAGCTTTTTATATAAAAGAAATGATTTAGTAAATAAATTGTCATATTTTGTAAAGGTGGAATAAAAATGATTAAAAAAGCAAGTGAAATTATAAATACTGATAAGAAAATTAGATTGTTAATTGCAGGATATCCAGGTATAGGGAAAACGACTCTTGCTTTGTCTGCACCTAAACCATTATTGATTGATGTTGATAGAGGAACTGACAGGGTAGAAGCAAGATACAGAACAGATTTTATTCAACCTGATACTTATGAAGAATTGTTAGAGGACTTGGTACCACTTAATTTAATTGATTATGAAACTCTTGTAATAGATACAGGCGGACAACTTATTAAATTGATGTCGGCATATGTAATAAAACAAAACGCTAAAAATGGTCAAAGAGATGGTTCTCTTAGTTTAAAAGGATATGGAGCTGTTGGTAGAGAGTTTGCAAGATTTATAGATTATTGTTATTACCAATTAAATAAACATGTAGTAATAGTATTTCATGCTAAAGAAGAAAAAGATGGAGATAATACTCGTCTTAGAATTTTAGTAGAAGGACAAACAAAGGATAATGTATGGCAACCAATGGATTTAGGTGGGTTCATGGAAATGCAAAATAATGTTAGAACGATAGGTTTTACTAATTGTGAACGTTATTATGCTAAAGGAACACATGGTATACATGGTGTACTTACAATACCAGAGTTAAATGGAAATCAAAATGGATTTTTAACAAATCTTTTTCATCAGATAAATGAAAATATAAAAGCTGAAGCTAAAGAAGCTGAAAAAGAGAAAAAAGCATATCAAAAAATAATTAATACAATAAAAGAAGCAACAGAAGCAATAACGACACCAAGTGAAGCAATGGAAGTTTTAGACTTAATAAATAATCAAAAACATATATTGACTAGTGAAAAGGAATGTAAATCTATATTGTTCGATAAAACAAAAGAATTAGGCTTTAAATGGAACAAATTGAAGGGAGAATTTGTTAATGAAGTATTTGATGACACAAAGTCTGCTTAATTCCTATTTGTATCAATTCAATTGCATTGATGATTATACAGAGGAAGCTCACCAAAGCTTCCTCAATACACTTAATAAAATATATAGCCCACCAAATGAAGCAATACAGCGTGGAATATATTTTGAAAGATTAGTGTATGAGTATACTGACCCTAAAAATATTACTGATATATCTACAGATGAAATAACTGCTGCTATAAATATTGCAGACTATATACAAGGTGGAAGATTTCAGTATATAGCTAGTAAAACAATAAATGTTAATGGATTGGATTTAGTTTTATATGGAAGATTAGATGCTTTAAAAGCTGGTGTTATATATGATATCAAATATACATCAAAATATAATGTGGGCAAGTTTATAGATAGTCCACAGCACCCAATGTATTTAGAGCTTATTCCTGAAGCAAAAGAATTTATTTATTTAGTAAGTAATGGAAAATACGTTTGGACTGAAAAATATACAAGAGAGGAAACACCTTCAATTTATCCTATAATACAAAACTTTTTTGAGTATCTTAATAACATGAATTTAATGCAAGTTTATAAGAATAAATGGAAAAGTAGGTATTAATTATGGAGATAATACATGGGAAAATCATAGATATTACACCAGAGGGACTATTAATAAAAGCACCTTATACCAATATAGATAGGGCTTGCTTTCGTAAATATAGTATGGTTGATATTGGGCTTAATGATGGTAGATATATCAGTAATGAGCAAAGAAAAAAAGCTTATGCATTAATGAAAGAAATTGCTGAATGGAGTGGATATCTTCCTGAATATGTAAAAAGATTGATGAAAACTGAATTTGTAGTAAAACGAATGCAATCCTTAAATAAGGAAATATTTTCTTTATCAAGTTGCGATATGACTACTGCAAAGGAATTTATTACTTATTTAATAGATTTCATCATAGAATATGAAATCCCAACAAAACAACCATTAAGAGAATTATGTGAGGATATTAATAAATATATCTATATGTGCTTACTTCATAAAAAGTGTTGTATATGTGGCACTAAAGCAGAATTACATCATGTAACTGCTATTGGTATGGGTAGGGATAGAACAGAGGTATTTCAAATTGGTATTCCTGTATTGCCACTATGTAGAAAACACCATATAGAATGGCATACATTAGGTAATAATACTTTTAATTCTAAATATCATGTAGAACCTTTTAAATTAACTAAAAAGATTGCTAAAAAATATAACTTAACTAAAAAGAATATAGGGGTAACAAAAAATGAGTAATGTAACTATTAATAAGATTAAATATCAGGAAAGTTCAGGCAAATTAACTATTGAATATATGAGGACCAATGAAAATAAAAAGCCGTCATATCATACATCTGTGTTTAGTGATGAACCAGCACCAGAATTTTTTACAGCTTTAGAAAATTTAACTAAGCCAACATTAAATATTTTAGGATTAGGAGCATTACTTATAAAACGTATAAAACCTTATGCGGTAAGTTTCAAGTATGCAGAAGATAAAACAATGTCAGCAGTTATTTCTAGCATGTTTTATGTGCCTTCTGCTGATAGAGAGATAGTAGTAAATACACCTCTTATGAAATGTCCTTCTGATGAGGTAGAAGCAAGTCAAGCTGGGTTCTTTAATCAAGAAGCGGTTGACGCTCTTTGGGCATTTGAACAAGAAGCACGCAAGTATTTAGATGGTAAGAGAAATCAAATTTCCTTATTTGGAGAAGATACTGAAGCTGAAACAATAACTGATGATGTGTCTGTAGTTGATGTACCAAAACCAAATAATGTTGTACAAATGCCAACAGTGGCACAATAAATAGGAAAAGGTGCTTGCCATAAAGACAAGCACCTATCCACGAGGTAAAAAATATGGAATTAAAACCTTTATCTTTGATAATTTCTTTTCGTTCTAATTATGCAAAGAAATTAAATAATGATACGCAGGTTTTATATTGGGTATTATGGGACAAATGGAATTATCTTAGACGACCTAAAGAATTTAATATAGATAATAATACATTGATGATAGAAGCTAAATTAAAAAATTATAGTCAGTTAAATGATAGCCGAAAAAAATTGATTGAAGCAGGATTAATCAAATATGTTCCTAGTAAAACACGAGGTAAAAGTTCAACATATGTTCTAATAAAAAATTATGTTGAAAATGTAACACCAAACCTAAATCAAAACCTAATCCAAAACCCAAAACCAAACCCAAATACAAACCTAAAACAAAACCTAAATGAAACCCAAGAACTCAATAATAATGCGAACTCTTACGACCTCATAACAGAAAATACAAACCTAAAATCAAACCTAACTCAAAACCTAAATACAAACCCAATACCAAACCTAAAACAAAACCCTAATAAGAGTAATAGAGATATAGAGAATAATATATGTATATATAATAACGCGCGTGATGATAACATTTCTCCAGCAGAAAGTCAAGTACTTATTTTCTATCAAAATCGAATCTGCTCTAATCTAGGAGGAACACCAGGAGCTAATGAAATAGCCTGTCTTAGAGAGTATGCACAAGTTTATGGAGCAGAACAAACTATACAAGCTTTAAAAAAGGCATTGCAAAGCTCTAGAAAATTGCAAGGAATATACTTTGTTAAGTATGTAGGTGGAATATTAAGAGGTTGGGCAAATTTGAAAATAGCAGGTGGTGAATCTAATGGACAATTACAATCTAGCAACCTATCAAGAACTGCAACGCAGGCTCAAAGAAAGACAGGAACAGATATCAATTGGGCAGAGCTTGATTGATGGGAAATTGGTATGTAAAGAACTAGGAATAAAATATATACCATGTGAGTTTTCTAAAAATGAAATGGCATTAGTTGATGCTATGTATAGACAAGAAAAATGTAAGATTTGTAATAAGCATGGTATTGATTGCAAAAATTGTTTTTATGTAAAAGTAGATGAACAAGCTGGTAAATATTTTATAAGCTACAGTAATTGTGAACGCTGGAAAAATTATAAACAGCAAGAAAAAATAAATAGGCTTATGGAGCAAAGCAATGTGGGGAAACTTTTTGAAGGTAAGACCTTTAATAATTTTAAAATATTGCCAGCAACAGAGAATGCTTATAATGATTGTTTAGATTTCTGTACGAATTATATTCCTAAATGTAGGGGATTGAGGTTACACGGTAGATATGGGTGTGGTAAAACACATCTTGCAGCAGCTATATTAAATAATTTATTAAAACAAAATATACCAAGCATGATGATTGTTACAGCAAATTTATTTGATTGTATAAAACAAGGCTTTAATGACAAAGAAAAAGCTTTAATAGCAACGGAATTAGTAAATAAAGCTAAACAAGTTGATGTATTAATTCTTGATGATTTTGGAGCAGAAAAAGATAGAGATAGCAACGGAAATTTAAAAATGGTGGGTAGTTGGGAACGTGAAAATTTATTTTTGTTAATAAACACTAGATATGAAAATAATCTTACAACGATAATAACAACTAATTACAATATGCAAGAACTATTTGAATTATTTGGAGAACGAATAATGAGTAGAATTGCAGAAATGACAATATCTGTTGGAATGAAAGGTGCAGAAAATTATCGTATAAGATTAGCACAGGTGGTATAACTATGAAAAAGATATGCATTTGTGGTAAGGAGTTTGAGGGTAAAGCAAAATATTGTTCACAAAAATGTAGGGTAAAGGAATATTATCAAAAACATAAAGAATTATGGCATTTTTATAATAATAAAAATAGAATAACGAAAAAAGAACAGAAAAAAATAGAAGCAGAGCAAAAAAGGATAGAAGCGGAAAATAAAGCTAAGAGGGAAAAACGTAGAAATGACATTAATCGTTTAATGGCAGAAACAGGATTAAAAAATAAATATGGTTTAGTAGCAAGTTTTTATGATACTAACAACTTAGAAGGACTATATAAATATGCTGATTATCTTAAATCTATAGGTGAGATTAAAGAAGAAAGCACAGAACCTAGAATAGTTAAATCACATGGTGGGAAAATTACAGGCGGATTTGATTATTTCATGATATCGACAGAATAGGAGTGAATTTTTATGGAAGAAAAAAGATTAAAACTAATTAATGATTCTATAAGAGCTATTAGAGATTTTTGCGACGAGTTAGATATAGATTGTACAGAGCAAGATTGCCCTTTAAAAAATAACTGCCCAATGCACACTTCTGAACCGCCGAGCAATTGGACTTTTATAAAAAATGTTAAAGAAATTGAATAAAATTAATGGTTTAAGGAGTGGTAAACATGGAAGATATGGATTTAAAAGGAAAACTTGAATATATAGATATCGCAATGAAACTATTATTACAGTATGGAAAGAAAAATCCAGATGTAGTTGATTTTCTTAGTAAAAATACAATGATTGCTAAAGATAAAGAAAATGGTTTTTGTGTAGTAATTAGTTTTAAAAAGATGAGGAATAATAATGAGTGAATTTATAAGTGGAAATGCTGGGATAATAAAAAAAGAGGATATTGTTTTTTTAGAAATATTAGAGCCTAATCCATTCTTTTTAAAAGATGAGTATAAGATATATGCTACTACTTATACTTTAGATAAAGGTGAACGTAAAGTATTGTTGGAAAGTAGAAAAAAGTATAAGGAAATAGAAAGGGAATTTAATAGGATAAAAAAAGAAGTTGAAAATATTGTAAAGAAAAAAATTTGTTGGAAACCAAAAGAACAGGAAACATATTATTATGTTGGTATTTCAGGTGATGTTATAGAAGATAAATGGGATGAAACAACAACTGATTATGCTTTTTTTATAACAGGTAATTGTTTTAAAACTAAGGAAAAAGCAACAAAACATATAACAGAAATATTAAATATTTATGGAGTTAAAAATAATGCAAAATAGACCAAAATATAATGCAAAAAAAACAATAATAGGCAATTTAAAATTTGATAGTAAGAAAGAAGCAGAATACTATTTAAAATTAAAAGCTAAACGTATTAATGGAGAAATAAATTGGATAAAGTTACAGCCAGAATTTTTGATTTTAAGAGGATTTACATTAGAGAATGGGGAGCGTACAAAGGGTATACGTTATGTAGCTGATTTTGAAGTTGAGTATGCTGATGGACATAGAGAAATAATTGATGTTAAAGGTGTAAAAACAGAAGCGTACAAAATAAAAAAGAAAATGCTCCTGGATATGTATCCTAATATTAATTTTATAGAGGTATAAATGATGAGGGAAATATTATTTAGAGGTAAAGATATAAATACAAATAAATGGTGTTATGGTGGATATGTTAGGAAAGTTTTATTTAAAAATACAAAAGATGAAAAAATAAGACATTATATATTTGATGGAGAAAATGCCGGACCAATAGTAATGCATGAAGTTAATCCAGAAACAGTAGGGCAAGCAATATGGCTTAAAGATGTAAACGGAAATGAGGTTTTTGAAGGAGATATTGTGGAAGAAGTTAAACCAGAATGGGACGAACCTTCTCGTGCTGTTGCTGTTTTTGAAGATAATAATTTTGTGTTTGGTTATAATACCGGAGCAATATTATCAGTTGAATTTTTTTATAATGAAATAAAAATAATTGGGAACATATTTGATAATGAAGATTTATTTGAAAAAATATCTGAACAACACAAAATTGAATATTATCAAGAAATGAAAGAATTACACGGTGATTTAGAAAGTTTATAAGTGTTAAAAAATACAAAGAGTGTGAACGACTATGCAATGTGATGAACGATATTATGAAGCCGACACAGGGTATATGTGTTGGGTAACCAAAGAAAAATGCAATAAAAAGAATTGTACACTTAAATATAGATTTATAAAGAATTTTTCCAATAAAGTAGCAAAGGAACTAAAAAAATGACAAAAAAGATATTAGATGCTTGCTGTGGTAGCAGAATGTGGCACTTTAATAAAAATAATCCAAATGTTTTATTTATGGACAATAGAAAATTGAATACTAAATTATGTGATGGACGAAAGTTGATTGTTAATCCAGATGTTTTGGCCAACTTTACTAACATTCCTTTTGATGATAACAGTTTTTATTTAGTTGTTTTTGACCCACCGCATTTAAAATATGCAGGAAGTGAAAGTTTTTTGGCCAAAAAATATGGAACATTACCAAAAGATTGGGAAACACTAATTAACAAAGGTTTTAAAGAGTGTTGGAGAGTTTTAAAAACGAATGGAACACTTATATTTAAATGGAGTGAACAACAAATTTCTACAGGTGATGTTTTAAAGATTATTCCCAAAACCCCTATTGTTGGCCAATGTAGAGGAAAGACAATATTTTTAGTGTTTTTTAAATGTTAGGAGCAATGTTATGAAAGATAAAATAAATCCGCTAACCAATGCGGGAGAATGTAGCGATGAAACATATAAAAAAGCTGTTGAGAAAATGGACCGTAGAAAGTTTTTTAAATCTATTTGTAGGAAAGTATTCAAACGTGGTAATGAGTTTTTATGGAAACATTTTAATATAAAGATGTTAAGAATTGATTTCTGGGATATGGAAACAGATAATAAAAAAGTAATGAAGGTAGGAAAGTATGAATAATAATGGACCTAAGTTGGTAAGAATACCATTAAAGACAGAACAAGAATTTTATAAAAGAAATATTCCTATAATCAAAATTACAAGTATTATATTGTGCTTGATAGCAACTACAATATTTTTAATAGGATAAATCCACTAATTAGGATAGCTAAAATAAAGCTATCCTTTTAGTGTTTATATGAAATAAAGGAGTATAGAAATAATGACTAAAATAGATGAAGCAAAAGAATATTTACAACAGGTATATAAGGCTAAACAAGTATGTTTAAGATGTAATGCAGATTTAGAAGAATTACGTGCAACATCTATTATGTTAATTCCCTCATATAAAGAACGTACAGGTTTTAGTAATATAAAACATGATACCAGTGATTTTATATCTAAATTAGAACAACAGGAAGAAGAAATGGAAAGATTAAAATTAGAATGGCTAAATAAACGTATAGAAATAAAATCTTTTTTAAACAACATAAATATGAGCGAAAATATTAAGAATGTACTTATTTTACGTTATGTTTCTCTTAGAAAATGGGAAGAAATTGCTTGTTCTATTAATTGTTCATTTAGATGGGTGCATACATTACATTCTCAAGGATTATCCATTGTTGCAAAAAAAATAAAAAATTAGTTCACTAAAGTTCACTAAAATTCATAGAAGTTCATACTTTAATTGTGATATAGTTATACTTGCTAAAGAAAAAGATAAACCGTTGGTAAAAATACTAGCGGTTTTATTGTTTTATAAGTTTATCTTGTATAAATATTGGTATATACCCATATATTTTAATAATAATATGTATTTTTATAATTTATATTAGAATAATAGCCTTCATGTTGCAAAATTTATGTAATATGCTATACTAAATATAGGCAAAACATGATAAATTGTCATATGGACAGCAAAACCCCATGAAGCTCGCACCTTCATGGGGTTTCTTGCGTTATATAGCTAACGCTGAAGCTAGGCTAGTTGCCACATAAAACCGAAAGAAGCTTATCTAACCCTTTGCAAATATAGTAGGCAACTATACTTGCCATGACAGCTTCTAAAAACATGATAAATCTTGACATATGGACACCTCCTAACTGTTACCAGTATAGGAAGGGCAACGAGAGATATTATAACATATAAACATATTTAAAGCACCTAAATAGGTGCTTTTTTTATACCCAAAAATAAGGAAAGGAAGTATAGTTATGGATGTTAAGATTACTTATAAAGCAACAGATAAAATAGTTCCATATGAAAATAATCCTAGGCTGAATGATGAGGCTGTTGAAGCAGTAGCAAATAGTATAAAACAATTTGGGTTTAAAGTCCCAATAATAATAGATAGTAGTAATGTAATTGTTGCTGGTCATACAAGATTGAAAGCTGCTAAACAATTGGGTATGGATAAAGTACCTTGTATTGTAGCTGATGATTTAACGGAAGAACAAATAAGAGCTTTTCGTTTGGTAGATAATAAAGTGTCTGAATTAGCTGATTGGGATTATGAGAAATTAGAAGAAGAATTAGCTAATATTAATAGTATCGATATGAATATTTTTGATTTTGATATGTCAGAAATAAATGATATTGTTGAACACTTAGATGAAGATATAGTATGTGATTCAGAATTAGAAAAAGTTTCACTTAGTGAAAAATTTTTATTTACACCAACATCTGTATTAAATACAAGATGTGCACAATGGCAAGAAAGAAAAAGAGCATGGTTTAAGTATGGCATTAAATCTGATTTATCAAGAGAAAATATTAAAACGACAGGTAGTGCAGCAGGTTCAGTACCTAGATTTTATGAATATAAAGAGAAATGTGAGAAGGAAATAGGTCGTAAATTATCAGTTGCAGAGTTTACAGATAATTATTTGCATAGATACATGAAAGAAGATAGTTTATTAAAATTTACTAATACAGGTGGGATACTAAGTGTATTTGACCCTGTCTTATGTGAGTTAATGTATTATTGGTTTAGTTTTGATAAAGCAAAGATTTTAGACCCATTTGCAGGTGGTAGTGTAAGAGGTATTATTGCTTCAAAATTGAACAGGCAATATACAGGAGTTGATTTACGAAAAGAACAGATAGAAGCTAATATAAATCAGGGTGATGAATTATTATCCACAGATGATATAAAACCTAAATGGATATGTGGAAACAGCTTAAATATATCTTCGCTTGCAAAAGATGAATATGATTTTATATTTAGTTGCCCGCCTTATTATGACTTAGAAATATATAGTGATGATAAAGAAGATTTAAGTAATCAAACTTATGAAGATTTTTTATCTATGTATAGAAAAATAATATTTGATAGTGTTAATATGCTTAAAGATAATCGTTTTGCATGTTTTGTTGTTGGAGATATTAGAAACAGAAAAACTGGCATGTATAGAAATTTTGTATCAGAAACGATAGCTGCATTTCATAATGCAGGAATGGAATTATATAATGAGATAATTTTATTAACTACTTTAGGTTCTTTACCAATTAGAATGGGAAGAGGTTTTTCAATAAGTAGAAAAGTTGGTAAAACACATCAAAATGTATTAGTTTTTTATAAAGGCGACCAGAAGAAAATAAGAGATTTATATGGGGATATAGATATTTTAGAAATATCAGATGAAGATCTGGACATTTAATAGTACTTACCTTAACATATCAAGCACAAGGAGATGATGATATGTTAGAAATAATAAAACAAAGAGCATTTGAAGCTAGATGTGCATACAAAAAAGGTTTGATTACAAGAGCAGAAGCAAAAACAGATATTGAACCATATATAAAATTATTTAATAATAAGAGCATGGAAATTGCTAAGAAATACAATATGAAACCAAAAAAAATAACATTTGCAGGTTTTATTAGATAGGTAGGTTTAGAAACCTACCTTTTTTATTTGGAGGGAGAGTGATGAGCAATGAAAATTTAAGACCATGGGAAAGACAAGATGGTGAAACCGAAAAGGCTTTTTCTGCATTTAAAGCCTATTTAGAAATGGAAGATAGAAATGTAACTTCGCTTGCTAAAAGGTTGTCAAAAAGTAGACAATTACTTGTCAATTGGAAGCAAAAATATAATTGGCAAGAACGTTGTATAGCATGGGATAAATCACTCCAGGAGATAGAATATAAAACCGCTGTAAGAGAACGTAAGAAGATGGCTAAACGTCATATCGCTATTGCAATGTCTATGCAAGCAAAGGCAGTAGAAGCACTAAAGAAAATAGATGTATCTAAATTAAACACAGGTGAAATTATTCGTCTATTTGATACTGCGGTTAAAATAGAACGTTTAAGTAGAGGTGAAGCTACAGAAAATCAAGTACAAGAAATAACTCAAAATATAAATACTATAACTGAAAATCCATTTGAAAATCTTACTAGAGATGAATTATTGAGGTTAATAAAATGAATAGAAACTTAGCTAGAGTAGGTGCAAAGATAGAACTTGCAAGACGTGAGTTCTTTTTTTATGCCCAATTAAAAGCTCCAGAATTTTATAAATTAGATAGAGCTTTTTTAGTTGATATTTGTAATACGCTTCAAAATTTTATTACATCAGATAAGAAAGTATTAATCTTAAATGTTCCTCCTAGACACGGTAAAAGTCGTACAGCAGGATTATTTGTGGAATGGATATTAGGTAAAGACCGTACAAAAAAAATAATGACTGGAAGTTATAATGAAACTTTATCAACTATGTTCTCTAAAAATGTGAGAAATGATATACAAGAAGCTAAAGCAGATATATATAAACCAGTATTTCATGATGTATTTCCTTTTACACATATAAAACGTGGCGATGGTGCTATGAATTTATGGAGTTTAGAAGGTGGTTATAATAATTATCTTGCTACAAGTCCTACAGGGACAGCTACAGGCTTTGGTTGCGACCTTTTGATAATTGATGACCTTATCAAAAATGCAGAAGAAGCCAATAATGAAACTGTTAAAGAAAAGCACTGGGAATGGTTTACAAATACCATGCTTTCTCGTCTTGAAGAAGGTGGAAAGATAATAATAATAATGACTCGTTGGGCTAGTGATGATTTAGCTGGTAGAGCCTTAGAACATTATTCTTGTGATGAAGTAGAACATATAAAATTTAAAGCAGTTTGTGATGATAATTCTATGCTATGTGATGAGATATTATCTGCTAAATCTTGTGAAGATAAGAAAAAAGCTATGGGGTTGGATATTTGGTCTGCAAATTATCAGCAAGAACCAATAGATTTAAAAGGCAGATTATATAGTAATTTTAAAACTTATACTGGTGATTTACCTACATTTAAACAAGTTAGGGCTTATATAGATACAGCAGATGAAGGCGACGATTATTTATGTTGCATTATCTATGGAGCTACTTTTCAAAATGAAGCATATGTATTAGATGTTATATATACTAAAGCCTCAATGGAAGTTACAGAAAATACTGTAGCTCATGCTTTATATATAAATGGAGTAAATAAAGCTAAATTTGAAAGTAACAATGGTGGACGTGGATTTGCGAGAAGTGTACGACGTATTTTATTAGAAAAATTAGGAACTAATAAATGTGTAATAAAATGGTTTCACCAATCCAAAAACAAACAAGCTCGTATTTTATCTAATGCTACTTGGGTTATGGAACATATCTATTTTCCTGTTGGTTGGCAAAATAGATGGTCAGACTATTATGAGGCAATGACTAAATATCAACGTGAAGGTAAAAATAAACACGATGACGCACCAGATTCTACTACAGGCATAGCAGAAGATTTATCTAAAGGTGGCGTGAGTATATTTAAGTGAGGTAATTTAATTTGAATTTAGAGCAAGCTAGAAATTTAATAAATAAATATTTATCTTATCACTCGGTATTTGTAAGAAATGCACTAATAGCACAAAGATATTATCTAGGAGATAACGATATATTGCATAGAGAACCAAAGGAAAAATTGCAGGGAGGAAAACCTAATCCTTTACGATGTGCAGATAATAAAATAGCTTTTAATTTTCATCAGTTATTGGTAAATCAAAAAGCAAGTTATCTTTTTACAGCTCCACCGCTATTTGATGTTAAAGATGATATTATGAATGAGCATATAGCAAATGTTCTAGGAGATGCTTATGCTAAAAAAGCTAAAGATTTATGTGTAGAAGCAAGTAATAGTGGTGTTGGTTGGCTACATTATTGGATTGATAATGTAAAAGGTTTTCGTTGGGCAGTTATTCCTTCTATGCAAATTTATCCAGTATATAGTACGAGATTGGAAAAAGAGCTACAGGCTGTACTTAGAACATATAAATCTATTGATGATGAAGGGAAAGAATGGGATATTTGTGAGCTATGGAATAATACGAAATGTGCTACTTATAGACAACGTGGAGAGGTATTTGAACCATATAATATTTTTACTACTTCGGGTATAAACGGACAGCCAACAAATATTTATAATCATAATTTTGAACAAATACCTTTTATTGAATTTCCCAATAATAATACATTAACTAATGATTTTAATAAGATAAAATCACTTATTGATGTTTATGATAAAACATATAGTGGATTTGTAGATGATTTAGAAGATATCCAAGAAGTTATTTTTATACTTAATAATTATGGAGGACAAGATTTAAACGAATTTCTAAATGACCTAAAATATTATAAAGCTATTAAAACAGAAAGTGATGACGCTTCTGACAAAAGTGGAGTATCTACATTAACAATTGAAATACCAGTTGAAGCAAGGAAAGAGTTATTAGAAATAACAAGAAAAGCTATTTTTAGTATGGGACAAGGTGTGGACCCACAACAGCAATCATTTGATAATACCAGTGGTGAAGCTATGAAGTTTCTATATTCGCTTTTAGAGCTTAAAGCGGGCTTAATGGAAACAGAATTTAGGTTAGGATTTGGTGAATTAGTTCGTGCTATTTGCCGT